TCTCCCTCAGAAAAAGAACCAGAAAATGTTATAGATCTAATTGATGCATTTAATGGTTGATTGTTATAAAAAGGTAGAGAAGATGCTGCAACTAAAGTTTTATTGCCATCTTTATAAACATTTTGTACGTTTGCAACTTCTTTTGAAATTTGTGGAAATGTCAAAGAATTTGCTTTTAAAATATTTCTTCTAATAGTATAAGTATCAGTGAGACTTAATGGACCTTGCCCTTTAATAGCGAATGAATTTGATGAAGAAATACTAATAATTGTTGTACTCTTTTCAACTCCAAATGAATTTGTAATGACAATATTATCACCAACTCGGAAAGAATTTGATTCGTTTGTGATAATTGAATATGTGCTATTCAAACTATCAATTAAAGAGATTGATTTTACATTATAATTTGTCGCAATGTTATAAAACCAATTTTTAGAAACAGGATCTTTGGAAGAAATGCCGAGAGTTCTTATAACAGCAGTATCATTATCGCTGGCATAATAAGTATTCTCATCAATATTAACCTTATCTAGAATTGAAGTAATTCTTACCTTAATAATCTCATTTTGATCATTATTTGATGTTCCATAAGCATACACATTCAATGCAATTTCAGACTGATCTAAAATATCATATACTAAAGGATCACAGTCAAAAAACTGATTTATATTTTTTGACTTGTATTTAATTGTACCTTCTACGCCATTATTATAAACAACATATAGTTCTCCACTGTTTGGGAATCCTATTGTAGAGTCAACGTCTAAAGTTGTTGATCCAGAAACAGTTGTATTAATTAGTTTTGTTTTGGGGTGAACGGCAAAATTTCCATACAAAGATCCCTCTACTCTAATATCTTTGTTATATCCACCATCAAAACTTAACTTATAGTAATTCTTTCCATTTTTTGATTGTATTTTTTCTACTTTAGCAATCGGAGCATATGCCTTAGAATACCCGAGAATGGAATCTTGATTTAATGTTGATTTGTATAAATTTTCTGGATTTCCAGAAATGCTTTCAACAACCAAATCATTTGATACAAAATATTGAGCATCTGATGGTTTAATCAGATAATCTTGTGGTTTAACAACCTTTACATTTTCTCCATATAATGCACTGAACAAGATTTGGAAAGATTTTTCTGTCCCTCTTGTTGCATAGAAATCTTTTGCATATTTAATAAAAAGACTTTCATTAATTTGCTCAGAAAATTCTCTGCTTTCAAATCCAGGAGCAAATTGATATTTTAACTTCGTTAAAAATTCTTTTAAAAATAATGAACTAAGATTTATTATTTTTGCACCGGCAGTATGAGGTGCTGAACTAGTAGAGGAAAATACTAGTTCGTCTGGAGAATTTTGTTTTTTATATGAAGTTACTCCAGAAAAACCCCTTATACAACCGGTAAAACTTGTAGAGGTAATACCTGTGTACGTGATAATTTCGTCATCAATCTGAAGTAAACCATAACTCTTAGGGAATCCTATTGTACCTGACGGTGTTTTTGACAAGTCTATCGTAACAACATCAGAAAAATCATCAATAGAATCTTTTAAATATACAACTTCTGATTGAGAAGATATATTATCTAACTTTATATACTGATCAATATTTTGAATTAGATCTACTGGAGCACTTTGAAACTCTTGAGAAATATAGTATTGAGATAAAAATTCTACAACAAGAGGAAATTCTTCCCTAACATACGAAGGAAGTTGATTCTTAACAATGTTGTTAAACTGAATTCTTTTTTCTGTCATTTTATTATGATCTTACTAAATTCCCGTTGCTGTAGCTTGAAGTTACGATGTAATTAGATGCCGAAGGATCAAGACCGGATGAAATTTCATCCACTACCATTTCAAAAGTACTCTTACTAATATCTAGTTGCAAATAAAGATCTTGTAATCCGATTACATCATTTGATTGTGGAATTGCAGAAATCTCAATAATTGTCTGCCCGTCCTTTATTTTTCCTGATTGTATGTTGATAGGATTTAATGTTATTATACCGTTTACGTAGTCAATTTTTCCAACGTTTCTTTGAACAACAGTTGATTGTGTTGATTGTACATTAGGAACGGTAAATAAAAATATAGATCCAGTTTCTCTATTTGTGTCTGGAATGTCAGATAGATAAACATTCTCAGCAATACCTGCAACTTTAAATGAAGATGACTTTATATTATATCCATCCATACTCTTGATATGGAATCTATTTCCAAATCCAATTTGATATTCTGAGAATGTATTTAAGACTACACGTAAGTCTCTTCTAATTTGTATTTTCGTAATGTTTGAAGTCACTGATTCATGACTGTCATCAAGTATTTTCAAAAACTTACTGTATTTAAACCTTGCTCCATACTTATTTAACTCGGTTGATTCCGAGTACTTATTTGCATTTGATTGTATAATACTAGAAACATACTGAGATGAAGGTGATAAATTTGTGTTGTAATAAATTTTAGAATCTATTTCAACATACAGATACTTCAGATCTAAAATTTCAGGAACAATACCGGCAACCGAATATTTTTTTAGATCTCTTTTTATAGATTCTTTGATTAGATTTGGTATAAAATCCCCAGTTCTTGGTTTAATACTAATAAAAACCTTTCCGTATTGGGGTGGTTTTAACTCTTCTCCTCCAAATACTGATATTGATTCTGTTTCTGGATATATTTTAGCGGGAATCAATGTCTCATAATCATTTGCTGTCAAAGCACGATTTTGAGATGAGTATATTCTTGGTGCGTATTTTTTGATAGATTCAACAGATTCTATAGTTTCTCCACCAGAAGACTGCAAACCAGTCGTAAGTAAAGAAATACCAGACGTAACCAAATATTCTACTGCATTTGCAGTATATGTTATTCTTCCAGAATATGAAAACTGTCCTATTCCATTTGCACTGTCACCATTACTGGTAATATATGATGCGGTAATATAATTTTTATCTTCTAAATTTTTGCCAAATTTGCCATCACCAAAAATTAATTCATATCTTTCATCCTCAATCTCCTGTAAAAAGTAGACTTTAGATTCTCCATCAATATTGAACAGACTATCTTGTTGAGCATATTTGACTGATGCTGTAGACTGCTCACTATTTTTAACCCTAACAGAGATAAGTTGAGTATCAATACCAATATTATCTAATACAAATCTTTGCGTTGGGTTTGCTGCGCTATATGTAAAATTATTTGTAATTAAAGTTCCTTGGTAAATTGAAATATCATTAAACTGTGCAATTCCATTATAAACAGGAACACTTATATCTTCTAGAATTGAAAAAACAAAAGACTGATTTCCAAAAGAACTTGATGTAGCTGCTACTGGACCTCTTCTTAAAGTTAGGGTTGAAGGTGCAGGTGTGAGAGAAGTTGTATCTACAAAGAAACTAATTGTTGCTCTTGCTGCCTTTCTAGATCTAGGTACGTATCCAATGTTTCTTGCTAGGGATACTACATTTTCTCTAAGCGTTGCACTATCAATAAACACCTCATTTGCAACCATATTTGCATTATATGAGGTGATATAGGTATTGTATGCCAATACATCAAGAATCGTTGAAAGGTTAGACCCTTCAAAATCATAATCCGTAAAGTTTGGATTTGACCTTAAGTAATCCTTTAAGGTTGTTTTAATCTGGTCAAAGTCCAGATTTGAAAAGTTTATTAATGGCATTTACCTTGATGGTTGCAATACAAATTCTAACTGTTGTGGTAAAACATCCACACCAACAACTCTATAAATCAGAGTCACATTAAAAGAATTATTTTCATAGTCGGGAGACACCGTAACATCAATCAACTGAACTCTTGGTTCATAATTTACAATAGACTGTCTAATTTCATCTGAAATAATAGATGCAGAAATATTATCTACGTTTTCAAATAGAGTTCTACTGATATTAGACCCAAAAGTTGAATCAAAGAATTTTTCACCAGGAAGGGTAAATACGATGTTTCTGATTGAACGCGCAATAGCATTCTCATTTTTGATCGCAATGAGATCATTATTCAGAGGATTGCTCTGAAAAGTCATACTAATATCTTTGAAACTCTGACTTACCCTTTCTAGAGGCATGAGATAGTATTAATCTATCTTATTTATTCACATTATTTGGATTCGTAGATTGGTTCTGTTCCATACTCCCAGTCATCATAGTCTTCATCATTGCGAATTTTTGCATGAATTTCGCTTTGGTGATGAAAATCATGTTTTTTGGGAGTGAGATCGTCATTTGCTATTTCACGAAGCATTTTTTGCTTGTTAATTTGATTATCCCACCCATATTCGCTTGCCAAATATTGAGTTCCCCACTCATTTTTCATGAAATTTTCATCTTTATCTACTTTTTTGGTCATTTTTTACTCCTGATTTGTTAAATCAGAACTTTTTACGGGGTTTCTATCCCGATTTTTGTAATTTCGTACATAAAATCATCTGAAGTTTCAATTTTGCGACGATTTTCAACAGAATATTCGGTTAAATCAATTTCATATCCTGGATTTTTGGTTATTCTGTTGCGAGTCCATGCATCATCATACCATAATATTTTATTATTTGGGTATGCATAGAAATTTCCATTATCCATCTTGAAAAAATGAGCACATTTATGCTCAGGTGTTTCGCTAAAATTTGTGTTCAAAGTAGATTTTGATTCCCATGACCAATCAAGTGTAAACATATAGGTTCCTTCATTCTTTTCTCCGCGATAATTGATTAATTCAGCACGTAAATTAGCAAGTCTTGAACGAACTTGAACATCAATGTAAGGAGAAAAACAATCCCACCACATACACTCTTCTAATTCGGGTACTGGCGCATCTGGTGTCCAACAAAAGGCATGAATAGGTCTACGAGTCCAATTAACCCCATTCTCAAGAAACGCCTCAAACAGCGGTACGTGCTTCTCTAAGGACGCTACAGAGTGTACATCGCATAAAGTTACTTCACCATGACCTTTTTTATGATTATAAAGAAATTCATTGCGAATGTAACAAGTAATTGTTGGGAGATTGTGATTTAAATATGCCATAAGTACTCAATAAAAAAGCAGGAATTTCTTCCTGCCTTATCTATATTATTTACCTTGACCTCTATAACGCTTCTTACGCCCATTACGAGAGGTTGCACTCAGTAGTGTACGAGCAGAACGTCCTTGACGAGTCTTTTTAGGTGCTCCAGGTTCAAATAAAGTTTTGTTGCCGCCACCTTTAGACATAAATTTCCTCCAGTTCTAAATCATTTGGATTAATATCTTCTCCCGAGAAATAACGCTCAGAGAAGTCTTGAAGAATCTCACTGCATTCTTCTGAAGTGAGATTCATATAAATTTTACGCCCCTTGTAGAGTACGTTGTAGTTCATCAGATCACGCGAGTTTTTTCATGCCCAACTCTAATACGAGGATCGCACCAGATTTTATAACCCT